ATAAAATTTGTCCAGTATAAGTGCCGACCTCTTTTTTTTGCATTTAACATTGGTTCATAGTAAGGGATAACATTTTCAACAACATACTTACTTTTGCAATGATGTTCTAAAAATATAATTTCTTGATACAATTTCATATCAGGATAAATAGGATTTTTACCATTAGCTCCAAACCCCCAAAACCTGGCCCTACTATGTGTTGGGCAAGGTGGAGAACTCCAAATAAAATCAAACTTTTTATAATGGTCTAACAAATACTGGTGTGCATCTGCTACAATTACTTCATCATTTGGAAATCTTTCTTGGTATAGTTTGGCTAGTTCAGGGTCAAGCTCTACAGCAGTTACTTCTATATCACTTTTAACTTCATTCCATTTGTATCTGTTGCCGCCTAAACAAGCGTATAAATTAAGTATCTTCATTTCTTAACTGTTCTAATTCTAATAATAACTGTGTAAAATCTTCCAACCTCAACGCAACATAATCCTTTTCATAGTTCTTTGTAAATACAACTAAAGGCTGTTTATGTGAACCTATGCAATCATTTGCAGACTGTTCTAATGCCTTCCAGATGTTGAGCTTTTCTTGGTTTTTACACTCCCAATTAAACTCTGATAATATTCCTTGAGTTGCCATAATATCGCCTTTAATACTTAAACCACCACTATTAGGAGTTCTCCGTATTTCTGTTTGAAACTCTCTACTAAGATACTTTGCTACTTGCAATTCAAAACGTTTTCCTTTTTTATTTGCATTCATCTTCTTTTGGTTTTAAACTATTTCTTTTTCTATATTACAATCAGCACAAATGTTACAATTTTTATTATCCTTTGGATATTTGCCAAGTTGGTAAATACTATCTATCTTTTTTCTTTTATTACACCAACTGCATTTTTTTGTTTTACTCATCTTCTTTTAGTTTTACTCATACATTGTTTTACCTACTAACACACCAACAATAAACACACATATAAAAGCTATTGTTATAGATATAAAATAAGTTATCATTTTAATAGTGTTTTTAGTTCTTTATTTTGTTGTTTAATTCTAGTATTTAGTTTATTAACTTCTGCTTGTTGCAGCTCAATATCTAAATGCTTTTTTGCATTGTCTAGCTCTACCTTTCTTAGCTTTGCTTTTAAGTTGTCATTCTCTTTATGCATTAAATGTAATAGCTCTAATGTGTTTGTTAATACTTCTAAATTTTGTAGCTGTGCTTTACTCTTAGCTTTTTCTTTAGCTTTTAGTATAAGTATTTGAAAGCTGTTTTTAATATTTATTATTTCTAGTAAATTCATATTATTTATTTAAAGGGTTAACTCCACCAATTGTAAAACCCATTCCAAAATTATAATCAAATCTTAAAGGCTCATCAAGTGTAGGCTCTCCACCAGTAAGCTTATCTTTTATTTTTTCTATTCTAACTTCAGTCATCATCCATAGATCAGGATGGTTAATATATCTGTGAATTGAAATAAAAGCATCACACCTGTTGGCAAAAACTTGCCCGCCCTCAACGTCAGATTTTCTACAAGGTTGTATATAAGAAGCTAATGTGTGGTTAGGGGGATAAACCCTTCTAGCTGCTTCAGTCATTGGATGAGTATTTACATAAACAGCTTTACCTGTATTATTGCAAAAGTTTCTAATGTCATTACAAATTAAATAATTTCTTTCATATTGATTAACACCTCTGTTATGATTAAGCCCTGTAAACGGGTCAATGAAACAAGCATCACATTTTTCCTTTTCAAATATTCTTATTAAGTCAGTATGTGAGTATAATTTTTTATTATCTACAAATGTAAACCACTCACTAACTTTATCATTGTATTCTTTGATTTGTCTTTTAGTTAAATCAACTAATTTTTTTTGAGAATACATTTGTATTAAATCTCTTTTAAGTTGACCTTCAGAATTTTCACCACTCCAAATACACCATTTTAAATTATGCTTTACTGATAGCACTAAAAAGTACCACATCATAAAGTTTGTTTTACCCACATTATCCATCCCTACACAAATTGTGAAACTTCCTTTTTTATATACAAGGTTTGTATCTAGCTGACAATCAATACCTAAACCTCTTTTAATTTTGCCATCTTTAAAAGCATATAAATACTTTAAAGCATTGTCTTTAGGTATAATCATTTTTTAGTGCTTAAATATTCATTCAATCCTTTTGTGCTTAAATAAGGTGTATTATCTTTTTTTATCTTTTCTTTTCTTAATGCTACAGCTTTGCTTGAGCATTGCTTACCACCTTTTCTACCAGCTTCTACTCTTTTGTTGTGTGCTTTAGTTCTTTCTTCAAGTTGTTCATCAAGCCATTTAATCTTAATTTTTTTATTTACAACTTTAATTAAATTAGTATCTATTAATGTGTTATAGTAAGTGCCTGTAATAGCTTTTAGTTCTTTGTCTGATACTTTACAGCCTTTGCTCCAGTAAAAGCAGCAGACCTTCATAAATGCACCCTGTACATCAAAATCTTGAAAAGCTATAGTTCCTGTTAACCATTGGTTAGGAAAAAATTTAAAGTATGGAAGTTCAATCATAGTTTAGTTTGTTTAAATGTATTAATTTATATGGTTCTTTATTATCAGGCATTAATTCTGTTTCACAATCTTTTGATATTTCTATTAATTTATTTAATTCAATAATTTTATGTATGTTTTTTTTAAAACTATATATGAATAAATAAACATCAATAAAAAAATTCCAATATTTATATCCTTTAAGATCACAATCTTTTAATCTTAAATAATCATTTTTATCAAAAGATTTACATTCTAAAAAATAAAATTTAGAATTAGTTTTACTTTTTATTAAAAAATCAGGTTGTTTTTGTAGCCTGTAATCTAAATAAAAATAACCTTTGCCTATTTGCATCTTATCTTTTATTTCATTATTCCATCCAAAATGGATATAAGAAATGTTTTTACTTTTTAAATATATTTCACATTTTGTTTCAGAAGTAATAGAAATTGTATTTCTTTCTTTATAAGAATTTTTATAGCTCATATCTTTACTATTTTCATTCCATAATTATTAACACCAGTTTTTTTAATATAGTCTTTTTTAAAAATAAGTTTATTTTTTTTAAATGGTCTATAATCTACTTGGTGATGCCATCTATTATATCTCCAAACAACCTTAACTATATCAGGATGTTGTTTTTGTAAAGATTCTGCAAACTCTTTTCTATTATTAGTATTCTCATAAAGTTCATTAGTGTTGCCACCTTTCATAGTCATTGTAGTAGCTTTTTCTTGTGTAAAAGCATTAAATTGTACAGTACACCAACCATCTTTTAAAGCTCTAATACTTAAATCAGTATCTTCATTAAATTTACCTCTCCATTTGTAAGGTATATTATTTTTTATAAGTAAAACAGAATATATTCTAGTGTTAGTTACAAAGGGTGGCATTTTAGTTTTTGCTATTGTAAAAAAATCATAACTCGGACCAGCTAGAGCTATGTTTTCATATCTATCTACAAAATCTTCCATAATTTTAAAAATAGTTCCTGAAGTTACTCTAATTTGATAATTTCTATTTAATCTGTTAAAATATGGAATATTATCATCTAACAACCAATGCCTTTCAAAACCTCTTTCAATTGAATCTTGCCAACACCAATTTCTAGCTGGTATTGATCCTTGACCTAAATTACTGAAAGGCAATACTTTAATTTTATCTTTATGAATGTATTTATTGTACTCTTTATATTCTTGTGGTTCAATTACAATGTGATAAGGTACTTTCATTTTCTCTAAACCTATACTTGTTTGTCTAGTTTCAGCTCTACCTTTTGATATAATGTAAACAGGGTATTTAGGATTCATCAATATATTTTTTATCAGTTCTTATTCTTGCTTTCATTTCAGGAAACCATAATGAAGGTAATTTAGGTGTAATTCTTTGATTAATTAATTTTGCAAATTTTTGAACATCTTCTTCATTTCTAAAATGAACAATAATTTTTCTTTTACTTGTTAAATCTTCTTGTATAAATTCAGGCATATCTTCCCAATGTTCTTGCCATTTTTTGACATTATCATAATCATCAAATAGTTTTAAATTGTTTTTACTCATATTAATTGTTTAGTTTAAGATTATCAATATAAAATTCTTTTTCACTTTCTGAAAGTTCATCATAGTTGTAAGTTGGTATGCTGCTGTATTGCATTTCATCTTTGTAGTATGGCTCTTGCTTTGAATTAACTCTTACAGAATCATAGCTTCTAAAAGTATATTCATAGTATAATAAATATTTATTAATAGTTGTTCTATTTAGTCCTGTAATGTTTTTTATATCTCTAACACTAAAACCTCTAGCCTTTAATAATAATATTTGATTATACCTTTCTTTAACAAAGCCTTTTCTTTTAAGTTCTTCTATTTTGTTTTTTAACAACATACCAACCTTTATTTATAAAATGTTTAACTCAGAAAGGTAAATCATCATCATTAGAACTTTCAACAGCAGCTTCTACTGGTGCTTGTGTTTGATCATTGTTTTTAAACACCTTCCAAGCACTTAATGAAGTAAAGTATTTATCTTTCCATTCATTAGTTGAAACATTAAAGCTTACTTCAACCTGATCACCAACTTTATTATATTGATTAAATTGGTTAACTCTTTCTTCACCAAACATTTCAAAGCAATATATGTTATTATATTCAGTTTTAGTATCTAGGATAAAGCTTTGTTTTTTCCATTCTTTACCAGCTTTGCTAGTTCCTTGTTCTACTTCTAGCACTTTTGTAATTGTGCCTGTTACTTTTAGTTCACTCATTTTGTTTTTTGTTTTTGATTAATAAATAATTGCACCAGCTTTCCAAATATTCTACTGTCCCTAGCTAATAAATCTACTAACTGATGCAATAAGTTAAAAGTTGTTAAAATAATCTTTTTTAAATGTGTTTTCTTTGTTTAAAAATTCTAGAAGCTTTTCAGTATTTACCCAAGCAAAAAATTCTTTTTCTTCTGAAATTAGAAACCTTTTATAATCTTCATCTTCATAAGAATTATTACCAGCATCTTTAAGAAATTCTACAATTTGAGAAATAGTTACATACTTAAATTTATCAGTAAAAAAATTATAGTAATCATATAGTTTAAATAAGCTAGGCTTATCAGGGTTATTTTGATATAACTTTATAGATATTAAGCAAATACTTAAATCTTGTATTTCTTTAACAAAAAAGCCACTTAATTGATTCCATTCTTTTTCCATTTGTTCTAGCTCTTGTTCAGTACACTTTACTCTAAAAGCTCCCCAACCTTCAGAACCAGCAACATATTTTAAGCCTGTTACATCTTGTTCTAAAACCTCACCAAAAACACCTGTATATTGTATTAAGTATTCTTTAACCATCTTTAATTCTTTTTAAATGATTCACTTTCATCTTCTCCAAATACTCCAAGCTCATAAAAACCACATAACTTCAAAACAATTCTGCTCATTGCTCTTTTTTCAGCAATCGCTACTGGATAAGCATTTCTGTTGTTTTCAGGTGAACACTCACCATAGGTTTGAATTTCAACATCATTGCATTTACCTGTTGCTTTAATAATGCAAGTTTTTAAATCAGGGTTATAATGTTTTAAATCATAGTTTATGTTTATTTCAGCTCTTGCTTGTATCTTATCAATACCACTTCTAGTAATAATATGATAGTGCTTGTGCTTAAAAGTATCTTCTTTATCAAGTTCATACTTTTTAAATAGTGTGTTAAGTTGTTCTTTGTTGTTCATCTTTAATTCTTTTTTGTGTTAATTCAATTAATTGTTTAGTTTCTAAAAGTAGTTTATTACATTGTAAACTTTTTATGTTCATCAATTTAAACTTTTCTTTTAATGATTCTAATTCTACTTTATTTTTATTAAAAGCATTTAAAAGACTTTTAAGAGATTCAATTCTTAAAGTAGTGTTAATAGTTAACAGTATCTTTTTATGCCATTCTAAGCTAAGATAAACACTATATACAGCATTTTTTAGTTTTAGTTCTGCATCTTCTTTTTGCCAGTACTCTATCATTTGCTTATTGTGGTGCATTATAGCATCTAGCTCATCTTGTGAATGGTTGTAAATCATAGCTGTTCTTTTATAGTTTGTAGAATCTTTAGTAATTGCATAAACTCACCATTGTTAATACAGATGTTGTAATCAGTACCAAAGCTAGTAAAAGCAACTGTACTTGTATCGTGGTTCTTGCTTAGTTCAATATCAACCTCTGTATGATGGTCTGATAGTGTAAAAATATTTTTGCTGTATTTAATCTCTGTTTCCATCTTTTATTTTTTTAGCATTAGATTTATTAAACTTTTCCATTAATTCAACTATTGTAGCTGAATAATTTAAACCAAGTTTCTCATTGGTTTCTTTGAATTTGTGCATAATATCTTCTTTACCTTTTTGCACATAGAATGTTCTTACCATTGTTTTATATATTAATTATTAAATAAGTTATTATTAAGTAGCTTATGTAAAAGGCAACTACTAAACCTAAAGTATTATAAATTTCTTTTTTCATAGTTTTATTTTTTTCTTGGAAATATATAATCAAGTAGTTCATCTTCTTGCTGGTCTTTAACTATTTCTTTAATAAGCTTAATAGATTTTTCAGCAGTAATTTTACCTTGTTCTACCTGTTCTATAATGTTTTGTATTGTTTTCATATTGTAAATATATATATTATTTATAAATACACAACACTAAAAGCAAAAAAACTTTAAAAAAAGTTGCTTCTACCTCTGTAAAAAAAAATTAAAATAAATGTGTAAGTCTAGCAACTTGACCAAATTGCTTAGATATAATGTAGCTTTCTATTGCCTGATTATTAGAAGAAGTGTATCCCATCTTATTATGCCACCTATCACTAGGACTTGGACTTCTTAAACTTTCCAGTGAAACTCCAACATAATCTTTAGCCACTTTGTGGTGTACGTGATGAGTAAACATATACCTATATTTACACTTGCTCCAGTCTTTACATTCATCTGCCATTAATAAAGGTAATAAATCCCATTTTGCACCATCACCGTGAGTACTGCCAATAAGTGAATTAAAGTATTTATAGTATTTTCTGTATTGCAAACTAATATCAAAGCTAACATTCTTGTTGTTTTTAAAATATGTAGCTATTACGTCAGCTAACATAAAACCTGTTAAATAGTCGTGGTTGCTGCTGTTGTACATTATATGAATATCAGGATAAAAAGCTAACAGCATTTCAATGATATTAATATATAATCTTTTAGCTATGTGGAAATGCTCATAAAACATTCCATCGACATCTTGCTCTGTACCTCTTGTCGTTTTGTTACTAAAACTATCTATATGCATACAGTCATTGCCAATAACAAGTATAATCTTATCAATGTTAAAACCTCTGCTTTTGTCTAAGCAACCCTGAACACCTTCCATTGTTCTTATTACTGCTTTCTGTTTGTTGTATTCTTCACCACTAGCAAAGCTTTTACATAGCTTACCAATGTGTACATCTGCTGGTGATATTAACAAACAATGTCCATCTTTTACTTTAGGCTTTTCTATGTACTTAAAATCAGGAGCATAGTCTTGTAACCCCTTAATTAAATCTTCTTTAAATTGCTTTAAATCTCTAGTTCTAAAGCTTTGATTCTTAAAGTATAAACTAGCAGTTTTTGATTTTATCCAACCACTATGAATGTCATTAGGGTTTAAGCCTTCTTGCTGTGCTTCTTCTTTTATTCTACGGTATTGCAACAGCACATCAGCTTCATCAGGCTTTAGTCTGAATCTAGGGTTAGATTTTTTTTCTTTATATCTATTGTTATGGTCTTTATTTATACCTCTATCCTTCACTTTGTTAGCCTTTTATATATTACTAACAATATAAATAAAGCAATGCCTATATAAATTAATGTTTGATATTTCTCCCACCAACTGATTTCTTTATATATAACCTTTTCAACCTCAACTGGCACATTTTGTATCTTAACAATCGTATCATTAGGTAGTTTAACTGAATGAATGATTTTCTGTGTAATTGTGTCGTATATATAAGATACTTTAACCCTTTCATTTTGAATAACAATAACAGAATCTTGTTTAATAATATTGTTCACAATAGTAGTATCATAACCACTTATAAAAATAGTATCTACAAAAGTAATAGTATCTATTTTAGTTTCAGTTAAATGTGGAAATTTTTTAATTAACCTATTCATTCTTTTCTGTGGTGAACAGGCAACTAATAAAAGTATTAATATACTACTCTTTAGGAAGTGCAATTAAGCTATCTTTTGACCTTAAAAATAAAAGACCAACAGCTAACCAACCACTAAGCTCTTGAGCTGTTTGCTTTTCTAAGAATATCACAACACCACAAAATACTATAATTAATACACCTAGTATAGTGGTTACATAGTTTGAAATTAATCTATTTTTCATCTTTCTTTTTAGTTTTAGTTTTAGTTTTTTCATACTTATATCCTTGAGGTTGTAAACCTTCATATTCTTCCCCAGCATTAAAACAAGGGCAAGCTTTATTAGCAAATTCAAAATGGCTATGAATTGTAGCATTTGGGTAGATGTGTGTTAAAGTTTTTAATATTTTAATTAATGCTTTTTTTTGTGCTTCTGTTCTAGTGTCTTTAGCTCTTTTCTTGTCACTCAATCCACCGATGTAACATATTCCAATAGAATGTTCATTTTCTCCTTTAGTATGGGCTCCAGCTCTTTTAATTGGTCTTCCATATTCTATTGCTCCGTCAAGTCCAATTACATAGTGATAACCTATATCACTCCATCCTCTACCTTGCACGTGCCATCTCTTGATGGTTGCTGCTGAAACATTAACACCTTCTTTTGTTGCTGAACAATGAATAATAATTTTATTTATTTCTCTCATAACTTATGTTTTACTTACCTAAAAATAGACCTTCAATAAAAGTACCAATACCCACAAAGAAAGTACCTAGAGCTGCCCAAAACTTTTGTTCTAAGCTTCTGATTCTTTTTTCTTGGTCTCTAGTTTTCTCATCAATGTTATTGAGCTTAGTTTGTATTTCTACTTGTCCTTGTATTAATTTGTCTATCTTCTCTTCCATAACTTATTTTTTACCTTGCCCAATGTATTTTTTCTTATAGTTCTTACTCTTTTTATGGCTACTTGCCTTAGTTTTTGAGTGCGTTCCTTTTCTCTTTTTCTTAACTTTTTCTGCCTTTGCTGAAGTATATGCTTTTCTCATTTCTTAGCTTCTTCTTCAATTGGTTCACTCCAAGCTTCAGTACTCATTAATTCTAAAGCCTGTGAGTGTGTTAAAACTTGTGAAGGTGTTACACTACCATCTTTAATAAAAGTAGGCTCTGCATTGTATTTAATTATAAATAAAGTGTCATCTAGTGACCTTCTAACTGTTGAAACTGAACTTTGACCAACTTGGCTAAAGTCAATGTTTTGTAAATCTGTTGCTATGTTGCAAATTGCGTAAGTTTTGTTATTTTCCATTTTTTAAATTTTAACTTGGTACGTCTGTTTCTCTATCCACTTCATCCATATTGTAAGATAGTGAATTATTACTACTGTTAGGAGCTTCACCAACTCTATCTTCTATTGTCATATTTGATGAAGTTCCATCATTACTTCCTACTTCGTCAGGTACAGTCCAGTTAGTGCTAAATGTTGCTTCTTCGCCCATTTTATAGTGTGCTACTGCACCAGCTGGTAATGTTGTGGGAGTACCTGAATTATAAATGGAAGTTACATTTGCAGAAGTTAAAGCTGTATTAAAAAATGCAACCTCGTCCATCATTCCTACAAACTGATTCCCACTAAACGAACCTACCCTACCAAGTCTAAAATCACTACTTGCCACAAAAGTAGTATCTGGTGTTCCAGAAGTTATGTTAGTTGCTAAAGAACCATTCAAATATAACTTTATTCTATCTGCTTGAGCTAAAGAACCATCATAAACCATACACATATGATTCCAAGTATTTAAAGTAACAGGTAAAGGGTCAGCCCTATATGCACTAGCACCATTAAAATTAATTCTTAAGTCATCATTATTTTGGTTATATAAAATTCTTAGACTATTATCTCCCAAAAAGTATTGCCAAGAATTATAACTAGTATTAAACCAAAAAGAAATACTTAAAGCACCTAAACCATCTAAAATACTTGTTCCTAAGTCTATATTATCCCCTACTCCATCAAATGCAAACGAGTAGTTCGATGCCTTATCCTTGTTACTATTCTCTGGTAGCAACCACTGTGGATATTTCCAAGAACCATTTTCTCCCATTCTATACCAAGCTGTAGGTGAATAACTGCTTAAATCACTTGGAGCAGAAGCTATTGTGCTTATATCTGAAGGACTCAAAGCACTTGTAAAAACTGCAACCTCGTCAATGTTTCCATTAAATTCGTTAGTACTATAACCACCCAATTTACCTATTTCAAAATTAGCAGTTGAGGAATTTAAAGAAGTTAAAGCTGCACCTGAAAGTGTATTTGCTAATTCAACTCCATCCATATAAACTTTTATTTTATCTGCATTGCTTGATTCTGCTTCGTTATATACAAAAGCATAATGATGCCAATTGCCAATGGTTGCAGTAACATTATAAGTGTGTTTAAACATTGTTTTTTGAACACCAGTTGAAGTAGCCATATAAACCACAATTGAACCAGTAACGCCACCATTTTGTAAGGGAACAAATTGTTTTTCTCCAGATGTAGTTCCCCAAGTTCCAAATAAGTAATAACTTGAAGTACCACTTCTATTAAACCAACCCATCCAAGTAGCTTCTGTAACACCATTTAAAGCACTTATATTACCACAGTCTATATAATCGTCAACTCCATCAAATGCCATAGAATATACATTGCTAAATGGCACTGCTGTTACTGATAAATTAAAATTAGAACTAACACCACCAACAGTATATGTAACAACGTGTGCTGCAATTGTTGAAGCACTTAAATCAATCTCACCTGTTGAAGTTGAAACAAATACCAATCCACTTGTACCACTAAATGTACCACCTGTAGTTCCTGTTATTGTTGGTGTTGGGTCTGCATCTGCTTGTGTATATGAACTTGCTGAATAACTAAATGCAGCACTTGTACCAATTAGTGCAGTATCACCACTTGCACTATCTTGATAAACAGAACCAGCATCAATACTGTTAGTAGCTAATTTACCCCAACCATTTGTGTTGTTAATTACTCCTTGTCCCCATCCATTTGTTACTGCCATTGCTTCTAATTTTTAAATTACCCAACCACCAAAATCTGCTGTATAGTCAGGGCTAACATCATCATTACTATTACTTGTGTATTCAGGAAAAGTTGTTTGATTAAAACTCATATAATCAATAAATCTACGTGTGTAGTGTTGTGCTGTATCTCTAGCTTTTTCAATTAAACTATCTACTCTTTCCTTGTCTAATACTGTGCTGTTTTCAGGTTGTGTAGAAAATATACCACTATTAGTAATGTTAATACCAGCATAGGGTAAATACTCTACCATTGCCCAATATATAAGCATATCTTTACAATAATCTTTTACTAAATTAAAGTAATTAGGGTTGTCTACTAAAGTAAGTGTTCCATCAGTAATTAGAGCTTCAATTTTTTTGTATAAATCAGTTCCTAAATAGTTCTGCATATGTATGTCCTGTGCAATACGTATATAGGGTAGAAACTTATCTACATCTAAATTACCATTTGCAGAAGTGAACGTTACTAAATCTTGTCGTGTTATGAATAATGCCTTAGCCATATTTTAAAATTTAAAACTTTGTGCTTTTTTTATTATTGATTTAATTTCTTTTTTCCATTGTTCAGCTCCTTCTAAATCTTTTTTAATATTAGGTGGTAAATCTCCACCAAGTTCTTTATAGATTTTTTGCATTTTATTACCTATTTCAATAACTTTTTCTTGGTCATTTAAAGATTTTTTTAAAGAAGAAATTAGTTTAGGTAGTTTAGAAATCCAATCTTCAATATCTCCACCAGCATTAGCACCTGAATTAATTGCTTTTTTTGAAACTTTTTTAAAATCATCAATTAAACCTAATTCAATTTTATGCTTTGATAATTCAGTTTTCTTTTCTGATTCACTTTTAAATAATTTATTAAATACTGTTTTTCTTGTTTCCATTTTTATTTCTTTTTATAGTTTGGGTGATGTCCATTGTTTGGCATATTAACAGGAGCTACAACTGATTTTTTACTTCCAGCTGGACTTCTTCTATAACTCTTAGGTATTTCTTTTGTTACTTTATAGTCCTTTATGTTTTTAGAACCTTCTTTGCCTTGATTTAAAGCAGATACTTTTAAACGATAAAGAACTTGAACCCATTTGTGACGGCAATACACACCGCCTTTAAACTTAAACAGATCATAAGCTTGTCCTTTGTGTAATGGTAATTTAGCAGCCTTTTGAAAAGCTAAGCTTCTACTTGCTTTGTCAATATCTTCTATTCTATAAACAATTTTGTTTTTAGTTCTTTCCATCATTGCCTTACAAAATGGTCTTGACTTATTGCCTGTTTTTTTCTTTTTAGTAGAACCTTCAACATATTTAAACCTAATTTTGTAAAATGATTTATCTAAAGTAGAAAAACCACTAGGTGCATCATCAACAGTTTTTTCAAAATCTACTTTAATAACATTTTTTGCCCACTCTTCTTCATCAATATTATCATCACTCATTTCTCTTTCATCAGCTACTTCCCACTCTTCTTCATCCATTACTTCACCTTGTAAACTTTCTAAAACTAGCTCATAATCTTCATCACTAAGTTGATTATTAAACTTTTGCCTTAAATCTTCTAACTTGTTAAAGTCATCAGTATCATCTTCTTGCTTAATACCAGTTTCTTCTTCTTTTGTTTCTGCATCTAAATCATCATCTAAGTCCATAAACTCTAAAGGCTCAATAGTTTTAAAATACAGGTTTAAACTAATGTTATTTACTGCAAATAACTCATCTAAAGCATCTATTATTAAATCTTGATAAGGCTTTATAACTATGTTGTTAAATAATAAACTTGAGTTCTGTATCTCATCAGCATTAGAAGAAAAACCGTTTGCAGAACTTAAACCAAGTAATAACGGTGAAGTTACTCTGTGAGTTAGCATTATCATTTTTTTGCACTCATTACTAAGATACTCATAGTGCTGTGGAGCATCATTTAAAGGTACATCATCAATAGTAGTTTTACTTTCTGCATTGTTATTAAATGCCACAATAACCTTTTCACCATAACTGCCTGTTAGTTTTGAAAGTACTTGAGATTTTATTAATTCTTGTTTTTCTCTGTCAGGGACGCCATTATTGAAGTTAACGATCTTCGTTCCTGAAAAACCGTTTTGACAATCGTTGATCAAATAATCTGCTATTTCTCTTTCTAATACTGCATAGCTTGTTTGATAGTCTGCTGGTGAGTAGTAGAAATACCCACTAACGTATCTTCTTACAATAAATATTTCATTCTTTGCACCACTACCAAATACAGGAAACTTTTTTAATACTGTTTGCTTTGTTACTTTACTCCAATCAGCACTGTATAAATAGTTTTTTATTTTACCATCTTCACCACACTTTTCTGCTCTCAGCGTTTCTCTTGGAAAGTGTGTAATACTAGCAATTTGATTGCCTTTGTAAGTTACTTGAAATGCACCTTCACCTAGTAGCTTTAAATCTTGGCATACCCTTCTTAGTTCTTTAGGCTTTAATAAGCTTTTCATTTGAGCATATTGCTCAGGCTTTCTACTACTATCTGTAGCATCTATACCTTTGCCATAGATTTGATTAACAACACCATTAATAACAGCATTATTAGTAGTGCTATCCATAAAAGCATCTATAAGATTCTGATAGTAATCATTATTATCACCTATTCCAACCCACTGTTGATTCTTTTCCTCAGTTATAGTAGGTCTTTCATAGCTGTTAAGTTGTATTAAATGTATATTATCCATTATGCAAAAATATATTCATTATCACCTGTTGAGCTTTCAGTATAAACATTGTTACTTATACTAAATGTACTAACTGTTTGGTCTGTTGCAAATATCTTATCTCTAAATACTAAAGTGTTATCAGTAGTATTTCTAACTTCATAGGTGTAAAAATTAGCTTCTGTAAGAGCTTGAGTAGTACTATAAGTGTAATAATAGTCAACTTCTGAAAAAGTTGCGTTAGAATCAGTAAAAATAACTTTATTTTGTTCCTCTGATTTTATCACTAATGAGTATGTTTTACTACCTGAAATTTCCTCTCTTGGTACAAAGTTAATAATTCTAGTCCCTGTTGTTGTAATTACTTGCATCTTTTTTTTAAAATAAAAAAGGGAAGGCTATTTTTCCAACCTTCCCCTTCTAAACTAAACATTATATATATTGAATCACACTAAACTATGAATTTGTGCCTACTGTTATTGTAACTGTAGCAGAACTCATTCCAGCAAAAGGGTCTGCAGAAGTTCCATTAATAATGAAATTCGCAGGCTTTAGCTCCTGTGCTGAGAAATTAAGAGTGTAACCGCTCATATCCCCCATAGCAGCTCCAGTTGCTATTGTTCCACCTGTTACATCAGCTCCGTGTTCTAAACCAGCCAACATAAAATTACCATTGTAATCTTCAATGCAGATATGAGGTCTACCAAAGCTCATTAGTTTCAATTCTTTGTTGTCTTCTTTACTCAATTTAGGTAAAGATAATGTTAAAGCTTGTTCAAAAAAGGTTGTTCCATTCTCCCTACTAGAAGTAATAGTTTGCTCTAATGAACTGTTTCCTTTAACATCATATTGGTAGGCAGTAAAAGTTCCAGTCATATCACTAATTGCATCATCAGTTTGAGTTACAGTTCCTAAATCTCCAAAATCTACAAACCAAACTCTTGTGATGCCACCAACTACATCTTTACAAGGTACTTTTCTCCCTTTCGTTAAATCACAAGCCATCTTTGTTTTTTTTAAAAGTTAATACTAAAGGAGAGCTTTTACACTCTCCTAGTTAATTATATTAAGCATAGATAACTACATCAGAAGTAATTCCAATTTGTACACCAGCTGTAAATCTCATTACTAAACGTACATTTTGAGAACCATCTAAATCACCCATATCTAACAATTTCACTTCATTGTGGTCAGAAAGTAATCCTGTACCAAAGTAAAGATTAGATTTTTGAGCAGCCATCATTGAATCATCAGGCAATCCTGAAGCAATAACAACTTTAACACCATCATAAGAAAGTGCTCCATTGTTCCACCATTGAGTACCCTGTGCATTAACACCAGCAGCACCTAAGCCATTAGCTCCAAATCCACCTAAAGCTCTAACATAAAGTTTAGCAGCTTTTCTAGAAACATAAATGTATAAATCTTCTTTACCATAAACTCCTGAAGGAATTGCATCGACTACTTTACCCATTTCATCAATGATATTAGCAGCAGTAAGTGGTGAACCTGATACAGATACACATCCTGAACCACCAGCAGTAGCTAAGTAGTAAAAACCATCAAACTCTCCAGCATTACCTGTTTGACCAGCCCAAATGTTTTGCTCAGTCTTTTCAGCTACCAATCCAGCAGCGTGCCCAATAATGAAATCAGAAAATTTAGGTGGTAAGTTATCATAAGCAGAGTAACCCATTTGTACCGCTTCCCAATCACTTCTGAAATCTTTTTTACATAATTCCATATTTACTTGAAACTCTTCAGGTTGAAGGATTCTTTCAGTTAATGTTAATGTACCTGTAGGTGTAAAATCACAAGTAGCATCTTTAATTACGTTAGCATCTGTTGCTGCCTTTTTCAAAACCTCTTTGTACTTTACATTAGGTTTTACAGTTATTAAACCGTTTTCAATTGTTGAACCACTTAACAATGCAGCGGATATATATTTACCCGCAAATTCTCCAGCATACGTTGAAGTGATCGAAGTTGTTGTTGCCATTTTTTTATTTTTTTAATTAATTATTAGCTATTTTACTAAACACTCTATCTCTAGTTGTTTCAGTTCTTTTTTGACCAAATAAAAATTTACCTGTTTTCTTTTCTTCAGATTCAGGGTTGTGTTTAATTGGCTCAACTGCTTCTTCTTTAGTAGCAGATAATTCAGTAACTTCTTCAACTACCTCATCTTCTTTTACTTCTTCAGTAGATAGTTCTGTGTTTTCTTCTTTAATTTCTTCAGTAGTTTCTTCAGACATTTCATCTTTTTTCTTGTAGCCTAATTCTTCAATCATTCCTTTGATTTCACCTACTGCATTTGCAAATTCTTCTTTAGTAACATACTGCATTTCTTCTTTTTCTTCAGCAGCTTCTACTTCTTCAGTTTCTTCATCTTTAGCTTCTTCAACTGCTTCTCTAATTTCAGCAATTAAACCTTCTTCTTTAGCTATTAACACTCTACCATCTTCAAGAGCATATTCACCTACAGGAAGTGCTATTTGTTCATCTTCTGATTTAATGAAGATTGCTTCACCTTCTTTAAATTCTCCTGCTACTAATACAGTACCATTTTCAAGCTTTAGTTCAGCTAGTTTAACAGATTCTTCTGCTAATTCTACACCAACTATGCCTTTTATTTTGTTTAAAATTTCTGTTGCTTTCATATTATTAAATATAATCTTATACTACTAATGTAAAAAAATAGCTAAAGTGTTATAGCTAAACTTGTTTTTATGCTCTAGTTTTTCCTATTCCTTGTGCTCCAATGCTACCATCACAACACTTTTGACTGTAGCTTTTACCATCTTTACACAAACAACCTCTTCTACCACCTTTAGGTGATGTTCTACTTGGTATGTGTGTTTTTGTATCTCTTCTTTTACTTTTCATAATTATTCTTTTATATGTTTTTCACAAGGCATATACCAAGTTTTTTCTTTACCATCTAAATCTTCATAAATATGTGTGTGGAATCCTTTGCAACCTATGTTTCTAGCCATCTCTTCAGCTTTTTCTTGTGTTGAGTATGCAAGTCTATCATCAATGATTGCAAACTGATCATCTATAACCATTGAAGCAAGTTCTATTTCTCCTAGTTCTTTTAGTTTGCTTTTACTCCACCTTAAAGCTGCTTTACCACCCCACAATAAATAGCTAATTGTGCCACAAGCTTCAGGATTACCTTCATCATAGTATTCTCCAGCTCTACTTAAATAACTGTACATTCTTTTTATAGTTTCAACACTTACTGCTCTACCAGCAGCCAAATCAGCACTTCTTACTTTCCCTACATCAGTAGCACATTTATTACCTACTTTCTCATTTAATTCTCTTCCTCTTTTAGCATTGTTGCTTACTGCCTGTGGATAATCAGAATAGCTTTCTAATTCAATTTTTTTTTTAGTAAATAGGTTTTTAATTTCTTCTATTTTTTTAAGAGCTTCTTTTTCTTCAGTATCTATTGCACTAAGTTTAGCTTTGTCTGCAAAATATCCTTCAATACTAAATCCTTTAACTTTACCAGTCTTTACAAAATCATTCCAAATTTCATCATTGTTAACTTTCATTGAAATCATCCAAGTACCTTCAGGCACATCTAAACCATATAAAGCAGTTTTATCTTTTTCTTTGTTTTCTACTATCCAACTTTCAACTACTGTTAAATCATTAATTGCTAGTTTGTGTTCTAATGTTGCATTGTTTTGGTTGCCATTCTTAAAAAATAATTCACTAGCTTTTCTAACTGTTTCATTGCTGAAATAAACATAATACTCTTTTTCACCTTGCTTTCTGTAAATAGGTTTGTTAGGTATTAAAGCTGCTCCCATTAAGATTTTCTTTTCATCATCTACTTTAGCAAGTTGTATTTCTTGGCTTTTAAGAGTTATGAAATCACTCTCTATTGCTGGTGCTTCAACGATACTAACGGCTTCTATTCCAGTAACATCATTTTCTTCATCTAGTAGAAGTTCTATTATTTCCATTTTATTTTCCATTGTCTTTTATTTAAAAAGTTGCTGTATCTATTATATTGTTTTCTAATGCTTGTGCTGTTGTGACATCACCACTAACTACAAATGCTTTTACAGGTGTGCTGTTTTGTTGTCCTAGCGCTTGTGCTACTTGGTTAAATCCTGATTGACCAACTACATTAAATGCTGGTGCTTGTGATCCTATACCTGTTGCACCACCACCAGCTCCTGTAACTGAAGAAGGTGCTGTTGTATCTCCACCTTGAAACTGTTGAGCTGCAATTGTTGCTATATTAGCAGCACTTGTAGCAGCAGCAAATGCTAATGAAGCAATACCAGCTGGGTTAGGAACTGGACCGATAGCTATAGGTGATTGAGCTAATGAAGCAGTAATTGCTTTACCAGCATCAATAATTGCCATACCTAGTTGTAGTGCTTTATTAAACTTAAATTGTTTTCTTGCCATTTCTTCTTCTTCAGCACTACCTTTTTCTAAGTTTTTCATTTTATGAGCAAATACAGCATCACCTAATGATTGAACTGAATTAGCTGCTTGTGTTGCTAAATTTAACCTAGCTTCTACTGTTTTAATTTCTTCTTCTCTTTCTTCTTTAGCTTTTTCTATAATAAAATCTGATAATTCTTGCCTAAGTTGTTTTTCTCTTATTGCTGCATCTAATTTAAAATTATCTAATTCTATTTGAGCATCTATAAAAGCTTGAGTATCTGCTTTATAAGAATCCCTTTGAGCAGTTAATCTTTCTTCTTGGATTCTTTTTTCTTCTTCTAAATTTTTAAGCTGTTGATTAATTCTATCTTCATCATTTTTTATAAGCTCAGCATTAGCATTTAATTCAGTTATTTTTCTTTCTGTAGCTGCATCTGTTAAACTTTTTTCAAGTTCTAGTTTTTCTTTACTTAGTGCTAAATCATTTGTTTTCTGTTCACTTAAAAATCCTTCTATTTGTGCTTCAACAGCTTTCTTTTCATTCTTAGCTTCTAATAATGCTATTAAATTCTCTTGACTTTTATTAACATTATATTGAGCTTGAGCTTGTCTAATTTGTAAATCTACTTGTTTAAGCATTTCTACTTTCTGCTCATCTAATACTTCTTTTAACTTGTTATTAGCTTCTATTCTTTCATCAATAGTATTTCTTTCTTCATCTCTTATTTGTCTTAATTGTTCTGCTTGTCTATCATATTGTTCTACTAAGCCTTGTTGTGTTACCCTTGCTATTTCAGCTTGTTTTTTAAGTTCTACATTTAGCTTAGCTTGTTCAAAACTAGATTTTAAACTTACTTTTGAAACAGCATCAATAGTAGCCATTGTAAAATCAGTTATTTCACCAGCTGCTTCAACGCCATACTCTACAATATCAGAACCAGCTTGCAAAACATTAGCACCTAATTTTGTTAATTGTGCTGCTGTTTTTACTAAACCTAATTCTAATTCTTTTATTGTTTTAGTATCACCACTACCAAATACTGATTTCTCCCAAGCTAATTGTGCTGCTTGAACACCAATTTTAAAAGTTAATAAAGAACCTATTAATGGTGTTAAACCAAAAGTCATTAATGCTTTTAATATTTTTAGAGTAGCATTGAAAGAACCATTTGTTTGACCTAAAGTTTCTGCTGTATTAAAGATTGCATTAAATAGTTGATTAAAGATAATAGCAGTAGTTTCACCAACTACATTAAAAGCATCCATTACCCTCTGATTGGTAGAAAATAGTTCTGTTAACTTAGCAAATGCAGAAATGATCAAACCAATTCCAGCAGCTTTAAATGCTAAACCAATTTTATTAATACCACCTTTAACAACACCAGCTACTTTATTAGTTTTTGTTAAACCTTTGTTTAGTTTATCAGTTCCTTGTTCAGCAGCTTTAATAGACTTAGGAATTGCATCAATAGAAGCTTCAGTTTGTTTTAAACCTTTATTTGCATCTTCAGTATTTATATTTATTTTATAATTTACCTCTTTCATCTTCTAATTTTTTTATATAAAATCCTTCTTTAATTGTTAATGCTACTTTGTTAACACCCAAAGCTATAATAATGTTTTTATCATAAGCTTTGATTTCTTTAATAAATTCTAATGCATCAATTATTGTTTTCATTAGCTTGGTTCATTTAATAATTCTAATGTGCTTCTACCTGTTTGTAAATCTGTTGTAATCTTATTAATAGTAAATGCTCTACCTGAAATAAATACTTTATCAGCTAAACTATAAGTTAATAAAAACTTCAAAGGTAGTACAGCTTTATATTTAAAAATCCTTGTTTTAGTATTAAACACCCTTTGTATATAGGTTTGATAAAACTTTTGAAACAAACTATTATTACTTCCACCATAATCTGTTAATGTATAGCTGTTTATTTCACTACCAAAGTTAAGATTAAATGCTGGTGCTGTTGAAGTGCTTCCTAATTCATTTGCATTGTGTGGCATCCAATAGTTGTTTATTGTAGTATTTGTAATTCCTGAAACTGATGTTACTGGTCTAGTGCTATCTACATAATTTATTGGTGTGCTAATGCTTGTATTGTAAATACCATAAAACAACAAAGGAGCAGTTACTACTGAATTATCATCATCATCTACTGCTAAACCATATTGAACATCTGTATTTACTTTTGTAGTTCCATCAGATAACCTTTCAAATAGCATATGCTCAAAAGGTGGCAATACTTCATACTTGCTACCTTGACTTGCGTCAGCTATATAATTTAAACTTCCATACTCTACATTATTAAGATTATAAAAAGCTTGTGCTAGTTTTGTTTTAGCTTCAGGATATTCAAACTTAATATTACTAAAAGGCAATGCTTCACTAACTGTATGTTCATCTTTTACTATAAACTTGCTTATATCGTGTGTAGTTGTACTATCACTATAAAAATCATCTAATGTTTTAACTACTACTCTATCACTACTATCTAAAAAAGCAGTTAAATTAAACATCTTAAAAATACCTTTTAGAAAGTCTAATACTTTAATGTCAGGCACTTGTTCTGTTGGTCTAATATCATCAATAGTAACTGGAACATTAGCTGAATTAGAAACAAAAAAACATCTATCAGTTAAAGGAGAACCAACTGTTTCTGTTACTGTTTGACCTACTGTTATTGTTGCTTCAAACTCAAAAGAAGCAGCTGTTGTTTCTATTCTTGTTGTAATATGTTTACTTTCTCCTATTGCCATAGGGTTTGAAGCTGTATCTAACAAAATTTGTTTACTACCATTACCAGTATTTGTTTCAAAAGCTAAAGTATCACCTGTTAAAGCATCAAAAATTATAATGTCATAAATTACACTTGTAAAACCTGATGCTGGAGTTATGCTAACATCATAGAAAAAATCATAATTATCTGTAGCAAAATTTGTTGTTTTAGTTACTTTATAAACACCATTTGTAAATTGTGTAGGTGCAGCAGTATATAAAGCACATAAATTAGAAGAAGGCACTATTGTACTTGGCCCATCACTTCCTGTTGATGGATTACCACCACAAGTAAAAGCTGTACTATCAACTACAAGAGAATTTTTAGTTTCTATTTTACCTTTATCTCTATGCAGCCATAAATACAAATTACTAAACTCTGTACTATCAAAAAATTCACCTGTTTTAAATGTTAAGTTATATTGCTCTTCAATTGCCTTAATAACTAAACTAGCTTTAATTGCTGGTTTTAAATCTTCAGGAAATACACCTCTAGTTTTATCGTGATTACTATCATCAGATAAATTACCAACATCTGTAAGATTGCTAGTATCATCATAAATGTATCTTTGTGTGTGTGTAATTAAAGGGTATATAATTGCATTATTATAAGTAACACTATCAACTGTAATATTATGTCCTGTTTGTAAACCTGTAAGAACATTTGAAGTTAATGCTGGTAGCTTAAAATTATCCATCCACACTAAGTTATTAAGCTTATCTTCACCAAACAAATTATTTAAACTTACTGTTTTACCAAAGAAAGTAATCTTGTAAGTATGAGGTCTATTGTCTTTCATCTTGACCTCTTGCAGTCTTATTTTACCCTCTCTAAATGGTTGATAATTTAACTCTATCTTTGCATCACTTTGAATGTTAGCATCAAAACCTTTTACATCAGGGTTGTACCAATGCTTGAATAGTTTGTTATTCTTTTCACTAGCTGGTAAATTAAATGTTCTACTGTAATCAGTAAACACTTTGTCTATATCCCTAACATCTTGAATTACTTGTGTTAAGCTAACATTCTCATCAGTAAACAAATCTACCTTTACATAGTTCTGATCTGTTTTATCTCTCTGCTGTGGTTTTATATATAGTATTAATTCTTGCATTAATGTACATTGTTAATAGTATCAAAAGCATATTTTAAGTTGATAGTGTAGTTAATTAACTTATCATTCAATCCTGTTTTGTAAGTAAAGCTTGATTCTTCTACATTCATAGGTAAAGTATCACCATCCCTAACCATCCAAACATATTGGCTTAATAGTAATTCTTTAAAGCTATCATTCATACTTTCACTAACAAAGCCTGAATTTAAAGTAATAGCTTCATTAGCAATTATGTTAAACTTTTTGTCTTGATGTTCTTTAAATTGGAATCCAGCAATATATGGAAGTGTTTCATCTAGTATATTTCTGTTAAATCTATCTTTATTTATTTGCAAGTTTTCTACTGACTTCTTAAAAAAGTATAAGTTCTGCAAAGCTCCATATTTATTAATAAAAACAATTTTACTAACTGTATGTTTACACTCTGATACTTCTTCAATAGTAAATGATTGAGTACTACCACCACTATTGTATATAACATCAACAGCATCTACATTTGCAGCAGTAGTTGTTATGTATTGAATCTTTTGGTTAGTGTTGCCATTATCAGTTATTGAATGTGTGCTTACTGTTGCACCAGCTAATTTAAAGTTTACTGTTTCTGCAATCTCAGCATTTACTGGAATCTGTGCTGCTTCACTTTCTAGAACCTGTATTTTACTAGATGTTAATAATGTTGGTAGTGTGTAAGTAGCATTTATTGAACCACCATTTGAAGCTGCTTCTTGAAAATAATTATATCCATCAAAAGCTAAAAATGTAGTGCTTACTGTTGCTCCTACAGTACTACTTGTGAATCCTGTTACATCTGCAATTGCCCATAATACATAGCCTGTGCTGTTGGCTGTTGTTGGTGCAATATGTTCATAGTAATCTCTTATTAGTTGGTTAATCTCAAAAGTTACTTGTGTTTCACTATTTATAATATCTTTTTCAAGTGTATATGTAGCATCTGTTGGCTTGTCACTTGTTAAGCCTGTAAATATATAAAGCTTTAATTGAAACTTTGTTGCATTTGCTAAACTTGATGTTCTTATATATCTTGGTGACCTTGTTAAACTTAATGTACTCATTCTTCTAATTTTAAATTATCTTCTATAAAACCAAATACTATATCATCACTAAATTTATCTAAACCAGCTTCAAAAGGTTTTGTAAAAAACATTGTTGCCCTAATTCCTTTGTTGTATATACTTCTAGCAAGTAAGTAGTTTAAACTTTTTCTGCTTATAAATCTACCTTGCTTATCTCTTGGTGCTATTCCTTTTCTTATGCTCCACTTATCAAATACTGAGCTAGGTGGCATCTTGCTTTTATACTTGTATGGTGAAGATGAACTTTCAGAATATGTTGATTTTTTACCTTTTACTCCCTCATCTTGAAAAGCACCATAATCAAGCATATCAAACAACACACTTTTTTTCTGTACCTTATAGCTTAAACTATTATATAATTCCTTACTAGAGTTTTTACCTCTTTTAGTTAAATTAGTTCTAGCCTGTTGAATAACATACTTACCATACTTCTCTAATGCCTTTTCAAATTCTCCCATTAGCAAATAGTCATTTCTGTTTTAGTGTTAATAGTAAAAGTAACTGCCCAACCAGCTAATCTATTTTCAAACCTTTCTGTAAATGGTTCACAAGTTGCATCACCTACAATTTCAAACTCATCTCTATATAACTCTCCTTTTCTTAGTAACTGTATTACTCTAGTAGCTAAAGCTAGTTGTGTGTTTAAGATGTCTTGTGTGTTGTCATTACCTAAAAAGTAGCTTTCATCTTCAGCGTTATTTACATCTACTAAATCCATAAAAAATACAGTCATATTATGCTGTACTAAATTTGTAGTTATTGTTGCACTATTAACTGTAATGTGTGACAAAGGAAACATTGACTGCTTTCTTAAATCAACATCTGCAATATCACCAAAGGTTACTTGGTTATTAAAAGGCTCTGAACTAACAGCCTGTTTTATTTTGTCTATTACTCTATAAAAACTTCTCATATTAATTTTATATATATAGGTGAATGTTCACCAACATCTTCTTTACTTAGCTTTTCTAAATAATCTAATGCTTCATTAAAGTTCATTGTTTCATCTGATTTGATAATAATGTCTAAACACTTCCAGTAGTCATATATTGCTTTAGTTGGTGTTGTAGCAGTAACCCCCATAAATGCTTCTTCTAAACCATCAGTCAATACTAATGTTTCAGACTCACCAAATAGCTTCCTAGTTAGTAGCTGGTCTATTATCTCATCTCTTTGCATTTTTCATTAATTGCTGTTCAACTTCCATTTTATCTTTTTCAAATGCTAACATAGTTAAGCAAGTGTGTAGCTTTGACTTAGTTACTTCTTCAATCTTTCCTAGCTCTCCTTTTGTAAGTCCATAAATGGATTGATACCAACCCCACTTTCTAGCAAAGCCTTCAAGTTTTGTGGAATGTCCACTACTTCCTGAGTTTTCAAATAGCTCAGTATATGTTTCAGTAATTCTTGTTTTAAATTGCAAAAAAAAACCAATGATCCTAAAACAACATCTAAAGGCATTTCACTTAAATCATACTTTTCACTACTTACATAATCTTCAATTAAATACTTGCCTTTTCTTTTAAATGTTACTGGTCTAAATAATACAGCCATTGCTGAATCCATTTGTTGCCAATCTGTTAAATAGTTGTCTAAGTCTATATACTCTCCAAAAGTCATTTCATCAAGCTTTGGTATAAAACCAAACTCTTCATCTTCTAATCTAAACAAAGGTTTAAACTCAGGCTTTTCATTAAATAAAGTATTTAGGTGAGTAGTAATTTCTTCAATGTCTTTTACTCTCATTTGCATAATGTGTTGAAGCTCTGCATTGCAGAATATTTCAATCATCTTTTGCTGGTAGAAAGTACCTACTTCTTCTTCTTTATCAATTATCTTAACCCACCTTTGATATTGTGCTAGTGTTATCTCACTTAAATTCTCAGGCACATTTAATTTAATCTTCATATATATAATGTAATTTTTTTAGTAAAGTGTTATATACAAATTTAAAAAACTTTAAGCAAAAAAAAAGCTACCTTTTAAAGTAGCTCTTAAATTAGTTGTTAGTGTTTAGTTATTTATAGTGTAATTAATCTGTTTTTAAAATCTTCATTTATAATGTGTAATTTTTTAAATGTTTTTTCTATACATTCTTCAAAAGAATTACAATCAGGAACTATCCCAAACCCTCCTTTATACATACTATGAAATCTTTTACCATTTCTTGATTCTAAAACCTTAAATACAATTCTATTACCTTCTTTAACTTGTGTTAATCTGCTATGTTCTTTTACTAATTTCATAATGTTTGTTTTTAAATACAATGCTAATATATAAATATATTTATAAACTACAAAACAATTAACACTTTTTTTATATTTTTTTTTACATCTTATCTTATCTTTTCTTATCTTATCTTAATGCTTGAGCATTGGTTAAGCATTGCTATAGCTTTGCTTGAGCATTGCTTCCTCTGTTGGAAGCTGTTTTTTGCTAATAAAGGAAATATTCTCCTGAATTAGGATTTTGCAATTGATAGCTTACTGCATACCTTAATGCATCAAGACAATGATTCCAATTATCACAAGGTGTTTGACTCTTTTTTTCTAACCAACAATAGTTATTAAGTTCTTTAACTAACTCAACACTATCTTCACTAATTACTAAATCATAATCCTGTAGTAAGCTAATGCCATAAGTTATTGAACCTTGACCTTTAATAGCTGGTACAACTTTGTTATGTCTGCTTAGCTCATTTATTAATCTTGGTTCTGCACTATCACCCACTATTAAATTATCACCAGCATACTTTTTATTTAATACTGCTATCTCACTTGTAGTTAGCTTTGTTTGATAGAAGCATTGTTGTACATAAATAATCTTATTGTCTTTGTCTATGCTTGTTTTAATTAATGTTGAAGGGTCATTGCTAAAACCATAATCTTGACCAAACACAATCTTACCAACTTGTTTAAATTCTCCTATTGACCAATTGCTATATATAACACCTTCTGCTTTATCTAACCAACTACCCAAGATAGTATGCTTGTATCTGTTTGGTCTACGTTCTTTCATTTGCTCTATTTGTTTAATATAGCTTTCTGAAAGGTTTTCTATATTGTCTAAGTAAGTTGTATGTATGTAAGTAGTATCAGCTTTAATTGTATTGCTACCAGCTTCAACACCTCTAGCTTCAAAGAATCTTTGATAGATAAAGTTTTCTTTTGTTGTTGGGTTAAGTATTAATATTACTCTATTGTCTTTGTCCTTTTGTCTGATGCTTAAATCTATCTTATCAAATATAGTTTCATCAGTTAGTTCCTCTGCTTCATCTAGCACCCAAGTGGTAACACCTTGCAATGATTTAAGATTTGCAGTTTGGTCACCTGAACTTGTTTTAATACCTCTAAATAAAATCTTACTGCCTGTTTGCTTGTTAATGATTTCATCTTTAGTAATGTGAAAGTCTTGCTCTATCTTTTGTAATTCTAGCTTTTCTATAAATTCAGGAATAATTGAGATACTGGCTGCTCTTAATGTATATCTAGTAAATAGTATCTTATGACCTTGTTCGTACGTTAGAAGCGTTAATAATGTGTTTATTGCAAATGATTTGCCAGAACCCCTACCACCAGTTACAATGAAGTACCTAGTATCATTTTCTAATACTAGATATTTATTGCTTAGCTTTAATTCCACTAATTAGATGTTTAAAGTCTATGCTTCTTTTTTCATTGCTGTTAATATCAACTGTATCTTTTGCTGTACCATAAGCAGAATCCATTAAAGCCTTGTAAGCATTAACATCACCTTTAAGAGCTTTTAACAATATGCTAATTGTCATTCTTTGCTCATTGGTTAGCCATTCTTCTTTGCCTGTTAAAGGGTTATCTTCTTTGCTTAGCATCTGTAAAACTTCCTTAACAATAGTGCTTCTATTTCTACTTCCTTTAGGTCTTCCATTAGGATTTCCTGACTGACCTTTTTTAAATGGTATTAAATCTTCTTTTGACATTTCTTTTGTTCTGTATCTGTTCTGTATTTATAAACCTCAACAATTAAAAAAACTAATGCAATTAAATACCCTCTCATCTTATAAATATACTTGATATGATTATCACAATTAACAACAATGTAAACAGTATTGCAAGAGTTAATATTTTATCATTATCATCTTTCATACTTTGCTTTGTTGCTGTATATTGATGAGCATTGTGCAACAGCTTGTTCTTTGCTTTTACCTTCCTTTATTACAATAGGTATGCACCTTATCATAAAGTCTTTTCTGCTTTCATTTACTTTTGGCTTTGGCATTGTCTTTTGTTTTATCCACTACAACTTTCACAAGTGTTATCATCTATGCTGCATTGTCTTTTTGGTACTGGTTTTTTTTCTAATTCTTCTAGTAGTTTATCAAACTCTGTTTTTTTTTCTTTACTTAAATATGTTAATAGTTTCTTTTCTTTTGCTTGGGTGTCTTTATGCATCATAGTTTTCAAATAATCTTTTACAGTCTGCTATTAATTCTTTTACACAACTAGAACAGTTACTAATCTTTCTTTTAGTGTGTAGTACTCTATTGCTTATCTCTATTAGTTTTTTTTGTTCATCTTCAGTTAATCTATTTTTGTGGGTTTTATAAAATTCTTTTAAGAAGTTATATTCTTGCTCTTGCAAACATTTAGGCTTATTGTATGGAAACAACTTGTTAAGAGCTTCTTTTCGTTGCTCACAACCACAATCTTCTCCAGCTACAAACTTCACTACTTTATCTATTCCTGTTGCTTTAGTTACTTTAGCAATGGTATCTCCTAAACCTTTAGACTTAACTACTTTCTTTTTAGTTGTTTTTTTCTTTACAGTTTTATTTTGTTTTTTAGTTCCTGTTTGCATTTTGCTATTGTTTTGTGTACTGTTGCGTGGCTTATCTTTGTTGCCTTACTTAGCTTTCTTATACTATGAAATTCTTTTCTATATAAGTTAAATAGCTTTCTATCAAACCAATACATTTCTTGCAGTACTTCATCTATCTTTTTATCAATATCTTTTTCTTGCTCTTGTAGATCATCAGCTATTTCTTTGTGTAAGTTGTTAAGCCTTATTTTATTATTTTTGTTTTTACTCTTTACTTGTATAAGCCTTTTAATAATTGTTTTAACTATTCCAAAGTGTGGCTTCTTGTTAACTATTAAGTTATCTATTTGCAGTTCATTGTTTGTTAGTTCATCAAATACTTTAACATACATATCTTGTACAATATCAATAGCTTTTAATTCAGAATTGTGATACAGAAGCTTAGTTGCAATTGCTTCCCATTTCTGTTGATACTGTGCTAAGATTTGTAGAACCTCATTATTAGACAAAATAGTTTTTGTTGTTTATACAAAGTTAGTAGTTTTTAGTTACATTATTATAATCTAATTTTAAAAAACTTATATTACTTCTTATTGCATCACAAACTCTGTAACCAGCACTTGTAAGTTTTCTTAGCTTATACACTTCAGGAACAGCAATATTTGCTTCATTGGTTGCTCTTGCCACAGATAGCTTTTCATTGTTTACTTTGTTGTAAACTATTTCTTCAAAGTCTTGGTGGTATTTAGATTTAATACCTTCAATATAATACAGGTAGCTTGTTAAGTTCTTTAACTGTTCATTTAACTTAATACCATCATTTATACTGGTGTTATTATAATCTTCTATGATCTCAGCTATTTTATTTAATACTTCATTCATTAGAATAATTGAGTTTGATTTACATTTTGTTTTTTAATAATACCTAAAGCAGTTTGGAAAATTGTTTTGCCGGCTTCATAGTCAACTAAGTTTCTTGCTATTTTATTTATGGGTTGTTTACCTTTATATTTTCTAAAATTATATTTATGGAAATTACACAGTTGATTAACTTCATTTTTAGCTTGTGAAATAGCAAATCTTCTATCATTTAAATCATTTGGTAAAA